ATGCTTCATTGGTAAAGGCGCGGCGGGTGATGGCGGCAATCAGGGCAAGGAAGCCGCCGATCAGCGCGGTGATCGCGGCGGTCAAGCCATGATCGCGGAAAGCTTGCCCGACCTCTGCAAAGCGGCTGGGGGTGTCATCACTCATGTCGGTGCTCCCAGCGTGAGGTAATGAATGGCGAGGCGCACCGCGCCGCCTGTGAAACTGCCGCCTTGGGCAGTCAGCACGATGGGTGTGTCGGCGTAAAACGCCTGTGGTTCGATCACGCCGATGTTGGTGCTGCCCGCTGCGATGCTGAGCGAGCTGCCAAATTTGCTCGTCTCACCGGCTACTCCACAGTCAAAGGAGGTGGCCCCGGTGATCGCTGTCACAACCCGCGTCGAAACACCGAGCACGTTGGACCGATCCGGGATTCTGATCGAGGACGTGACAGACGCCCCTGAAAGCCCGGAAAGTGTCTGATCCAAGACTGCCATACCGGTGGTGCCGCCCAGCGCGCCCTTTGCGACATTCACGCTTGCCGCTTGGGACAGCAGGCCCATAGCCGCATCCAGCGGTGTCCAAGCCGGACCGACCCTAACAACGACTCGCGCCTCGTCCTGCACCCAGACCACCCAGCCGGTCCGGGCTGGCAGCCGCAACCACGCGCCGCCTGCGTAAAACGCCACGTCTCCGTCCCATCCAGCCCACAGGCCGGTGGCACCGCCTGCCACGATGTAGCGCGCACCCTCTGCCGCGCTGACCGGTGGGGCTGCAAGATCGCGGTCCAGCACAGAAATCTGTGTCAGCCCATCAAGCAGACGCAGCGCATCGTTGTGGGTGATATGCTTCTGGGCCTGCGCCGCCTGGATAAAGGGCAGCAGCAGGTTCGTGGTGGTGTCAGCCATTGGGTGTCCTTCAGAAGATCAGGGTTTGTGTCGTCGCGGTGCCGCGCCCTGCGGCTGCGGATATCTGGACCACGCGAACATCAACGGTGTCGCCGGGCCCAAGTGTGGATCCCCAATCCGCGATCTGCTGCGCGGCGGTGTAAAGCGCGAGCGGTGAGGGAACTGTCAAGGTGCGCTTGACGGTTGCGCCGTCGAGAATATCGACTTCGTAAACCTCGCTGGTCTCCGACATTGGCACCTCGACCGCTTCCCAACTGTCTGCGCCGAGATCGCGATCACGCCGGATCCAGCTGATGGTGTAATCCCCGGGCAGGCGTCCGCGCAGATAGGGTTGGGCAATATGGACCGGCGAGAAGGGACGCAGGCCCTCTGCCATCGGTGTATACTGAACGCTGACCATCTTGGGATCCGCGAAGTCGAGACCGATCGGCCCCAGCCGCCAGTTCCATGCGATCCTGATATCCGTTGTGGCCAGCGGCACCGGCAGCAGCGCCGAGTTGATCACGATCACCCGCGCGCCTGCAGGTTTTACCGCCATGATGTGTGCTTCGGTGCCACGGACTCCGCGCAAGAGGCCGCGTAGGCGGTAGCGACGCGGACCGATCAATTCGACATCGCGGGCCTGTACGATCTCCCAGGCTCCGGCCTCGGTTTGCACCGCAAAGCTGTTGCTGCCCGCAAAGAGCTGCAAATCCGTGACGCTCGACAGGACCCCGTCGACCAGCTCCAAGTCCACCGTGTTGCCATGGTCGAACACTGCCGAGGGTCCGGGACCAAGGGCGCTGAGCAAGGTGCCAAAGCTGGCTCGCGTATCGATTGAGCCGATCTGCACAAACGCATCTGTTGCGGCTGAGCGCCAGACCGCCAAGGCCCCCGGCCATGAGGATGCATAGACCGCAAGCAGCGGCTGATAGGGCGGGTCGTCATCAAACATCTGCGGCAGATCCAGAAACTGCACCAGCGCGCCTCCAAAGGGCGAGATCAGCGCAAGCGAGGTGCTGCGCGCGCCGCCGACCGGCAGATCATAGACCAGCCGGTCAGAACGGACCGCGTCGATCCTCTTGTCCTCGCCGTCGCTGACCTGCACCACGCGGTACTCCACGCCGCGTCCGTCATGGCGCAGGGTGAGCACATCGCCCGCATCTACAGCTACGCGAGACGGTGGCAGCCTGAAGGACGCGCCCTCGCGACCGACCCACGTCTCTTGCAACGCGCGATTGGCCTGGCGCTCGGACATTTCCGGGGGCGCCGCAATGGGAAAACCCTCTGCCAGAATGCGGGTGGAGTCGACCACCGTGCGGCGTGCCTCGACCATGACCGCGTCATAATCCTGATCAGCGCGGGCCAGCTGCCATTTCAGCGCCAAGGGCAGTTCGGTCTCTTGACCCCGGGTGAGCTCGATCACTTCGCCGTTTACGCTCTGGCCAATAACCATATCGTCCAGCGCGACCTCTGCCACGGGACCAGCGCCGCGCATCACGAACCGCAGGCGGCCTTGGCTCTCAATCGCGTCAAAGCCGAAGTGGCGCTGCAACACAGCAATGGAAGCGCGAGGCGCCTCAATTGCACCAATGACATAGCCCTCGACCGCACCCCAGAGCCCGGAGACGTCTATGAGGTCCATTGGCATTCCGGCGCGCAGACATAGCTCGCGCACGAGAGCTGCCAGGGACACAGAGCCAAGGCGGCCAGACAGCCAATGTCCAAGCCGCCAGCTTTCGGTATCATTCCACACTTCGCTCAAAGCCGGAAAGAAAGGATATGGCCGTGCGTCCCAGCCCCAAGCGGCGCATTCGGGAAGGTGCAGCATCTGCCCGGCATAGATCGATGAAGCGGGGTTGTTTGCCCCGCTTCCCCAATACTTCAGCGTGGCCTCAAGAGCGGCGCGCTGGATGGTGTCGTCACGCCAGCCGCGCGAAAAGTAGGGTGTTAGGCTCTCGGAGGACTTCGTGTCGTAGAATACGTTGGGCTGGTTGGTGCCCCGGTCGACTGCGGGGCAGCCAAACGCGGTAAACCAGAAGGGCTTGGATTGCGGCACCCATGCGGTGGGCGTGGCGATCTCGACGCCGCCGGGGCGGTTGAAATGCGGGTTTGACCACCAACTGCGCAGGTCCTTGTTGCGATAGACCCAAGGCTTGCCCGCCGAACCAGTGTCAATGATTGGCCTGCGCAGCTGGGCCAGCCGGTGCCCGTTGCTGGGGTAATACCAATCGAAGCCTTCGCCGCCCGCGATGTTGGACTGCAGATAGCTTTGATCGTAAATTGCAGGCCAGTCCTGCGCATCGAGGTGGTCATAGCCATCGCGCCAATCTGACAGCGGAACATAGTTGTCGATGCCGATGAAGTCGATATTGCCATCTGCCCAGAGCGGATCGAGGTGGAAATAGACGTCACCACTCTCATCTTCGGGGCGATGCCCGAAATACTCTGACCAATCAGCGGCGTAGCTGATCTTGGTGTCCGCCCCGAGTATCCCGCGCACGTCTGCCGCAAGACTGCGCAGCTGCTGCATGGTTGGATAGGTCCCTGCGGCCGAGCGCACCTGTGTCAGTCCGCGCAGTTCGGAGCCGATGAGGAATGCATTCACGCCACCGGCTGCTTTGCACAGATGCGCGTAGTGGAGCACCATGCGGCGCAGTCCCCACTCGCTGGCAGGTCCGGTGAAGGAGACCTGCTCCCCCACAACGGAAAACTGGGCAGGCGTGGCCGATCCGAACAGCGCCGCGATCTGGGACGCAGCCGCCCCGGTCTTGTCGACCGTGCCCGTAAAACCCGCAGCCGGGCTGCAGGTGATCCGCCCGCGCCATGGATGCGCGGGCTGCCCCAGCGTCGCTGAATTGTCCGAATAAGGATCCGGCAGGCTGTTGCCCGCAGAGATGTCCATCAGCAGGGATGGATGAAATGTCACCCGCAGCCCGCGCGCTTTACAATCCTTAATGGCATCGACAATCGATTGATCGGCAGGGGTGCCGCCATAGGTCGGGCGGCCGTCCGTTTGGCTCACGCGGTACGCCGCCGCGCGGGTGACGCCATTCACCATCCATGAATAGGGCGACGTGTTCCTGACCGCGACCTCGACGCCCGGGCGCAGCTTGCATTGGCCTGCGCGCAGGTCCGTGCCGAACCACGCAACGACCAGGGAGGTGCTTTTGACGCTGGGCACCATAGCTTGCAAGTTATCCAGCGACACCGTGAAGTTGGATTTGGTCGTGCTGGCGACAGCATTCTGGGCAGATTTGAGGCCTTGAGAGTCACCTACCTGCGCCATGACGATTCCCGGCGCATAGGCAAACTCGCCAGACCCCGGTATGATCGTGACGGCCGGAACCAGGCCCTCGGCCACGTCGGCGTCCGGCAGCGGGCGAAACACCTCGAAGGTCAGCTGCGGCAAGCGGTTGCCGAAATCCTGAAGATCAAGCTCCTCAAACACGACATAGGCCAGTCCGCGGTAAGCTGGCGACAGACCAGCGCCCATCCGGGCCACAATGGTGGGATCGGGCATTTGCGATTCATTGCCAAGATAGACCCGCACACCATCGCCGGTGATATCCAGCGGCTTGCCGTCGGCCCAGACGCGCCCGATGCCGGTGATCGGCCCTTCGCAAAGGCCGACCGCGAAGCTTGCGGTGTAGAAATAGTTGACGGTCGTTGCCGTCGCGCGGGGGCCGAACAGACCATAGCGGCGCGGGCCACGCACGGTGGTCGTGACCGCGCGCTCTTTGAAATCCGTTGACCAGATGATGTTGCCCGCGACACGCATGCGCCCGAACACGCGACTGAGGATGGCTCCCTCGGTGGAGCTGGAAACCCGCAAGGCATCGATCCGCGCGCCCTCAAACCTCTGGCTTTGGTTGCCCGCGACCAGACCTGCGTCGATCATACCGCCGAGGCTGGATCCAACAAAGCCGCCGATTGTGGCGGCCGAGACGCCGAGGATGGTGCCGCCGAGGCTGCCGCCGATAGCGGTACCAATTGCACCCAAGACCAAAGTTGCCATGGTTTAGATATCTCCACCGTCCGGGAACCGGAACACAAAGGCCGCGCGCGTCCACCACGCTGCGGTGATCGCCTGCTCGAGGACGCCGTGCACCGAATGGCCGTGCACCATCCGGTCCGGGGCGACCAAAATGCCCGCGTGCTTGGCAATGGCCCAGGACCGCATCCGAAACAGCACCACATCGCCGGGCTGTGCCGCATCCTCAACGGGGATCATGCAGCCCGCACAGCCATCGCGCAGAACCTCCTGCGCCCGCACCTCTCCCCAATCGGCGGAATAGGGCGGCAAGCCGGGTGCCACCAAGCCCACCACATCACGCCAGACCCCGCGCAAAAGCCCGAGGCAATCGCAGCCCACGCCGAGAAGCGAGGCCTGATGATGATACGGCGTGCCAATCCAAGCCCGTGCCGCCGCGATTACGCGGTCAGGGTCTGCGGCGCGCCTCACAGCACCCGCCCATCATGGCCACCGCCCTGCGTTGCGTAGCGCAGGATGGCGTCTTGTCCGGGGATGCTCGGAAAGCCGCGAAAATTGACCACATTGTTGAACCGCGCAGCACAGGTCTCGATCCGCTTGTCGCAGCCTGCAAAGGCGACAAACGCATCGCCGGGCGCGATGTCATTGATCGATTCCGCAAAGAGCGTCAGCCGGGCCCCGCTGCCAGACAGCTCGTGCAGCATGATCTCGGCGCGCCGCCCGGCATTTGCACCATTTGTCCATTCAACCGTGCCTGCATCAAACCAACCTGCCCCAAAACTGCCCAAATCAAAGCTGGAGATCACCCGGCGCCGCAGGACGCTGCCCACTGTGCCCTCACCCCGGAAAGCCGGATTGCTGAGATCGACACCGCAGCGCGCGTCGCCCAAGGCCGCGTCGCATTGCGCCTGATAGGCGCGCCCGACCTGCTGGTTGAGCACATGGGCCATGCTGCGCACTTCCGCCACGAAGGCAATCCGCCCGCGTCTGATCTGGCCGATGGAGCCGCGCCGCAACAGCACGCGCTGCTCGGTGTCCTGCCAGTTGACGCGCCAGACCTCGACCGAGGCGTTGTCCCAGCGCCCGTCGAGGATGTCGGTCTCGGTGATCCGGTCCGAGGACAGCACGCCCTCAGCGTCTTGCGCATCGACCGACAAATCAGAGCCTTGCCGCAGCTCGGACGGGATGAGCCCGGCTTCGCTTTCAAAGCTGGTGCCGTCAAAACTCAGCAACCGGTCATGGTCGGTAAAGCCAAAGACCACGCCATCGGCCCGGGTGATGCGCCAGCACCAGGCCAGCGTGGTGGTCCCGGATGCGAAATGCGCCTGCAGGTCATCCGTCAAGGTCTTCATTTGCGGGCCTCGATCTCATCCATGACGGCGAGCAGCCCTGCGAACACGGCACGCGCGCCGTCTGCCAAGTCAGCACGATCCCGCAGGGCTTTAACCAACGTGTCGACCTCAGCAGGCAGCGGATAGATCACATGCGCGGTCGGCAGCCCTGCTTTGCCCATTGTGGACGCCAGCACCCGACCGCCGCGCCGGTGTGCGCCGTGCAGGACGTAGGCAGCGGCTGCGATGCTGGTCGGGGTGGTGAGGGTCGCGGCAAGCATATCTGCTGCTTGTCCGTCCCGCGGCGCAGGCAGCAGGGCCAAATCGGCATCCAGCAGCGCCAAGCGTGCCATATGGGCTGGGTGGTGTGGATCAATCACCACATGGACTGCGCGGAACGCGGCCAGCCAGTCGGCCCACTCCTGGCGCGTAACCGTGCCCGCCGTCATGCGCTGGCCCACGGCGTGCGCTTCGCAGGCGTGATGTAGATCGCGCGTGGCCTCAAAAAGTGTCGTCATGCCTGCGTCCCCGCTTCGTTAATGGCTAGAGTTTTGCGGGCGTCATTGACCTCGGCAGCCCATGATGCCGCGCAGTGATCGACCTGCCCGAACAGACGGAAAAACCGATTAATCCTGGCGCGCCCTTTGGGCCATTGCTCGATATGGGCCCGGGCGCTGATCGACTGCCTTGTAGAGCCGCCAAATAATGCGGCATTGCAGAACCGCGAGCTGACTTGCCCGAGCGATTCAATCACCCGCCAGGCGATGTAAACGGGGCGCGGAAGCCGTCTCATTCGATAGCCTCATACGCTTGGTCGAACGCGACTGCGACGTTCACGTTATCGCTTTCGGCCAACAGCCCCAAAACGTATTCTTCGGCCGCAAAACACTTCCTGACATGTTTGGTTACGGCTCCGGCCATCGCAAACATGTCGGCTTGGGAGAGCGACACCCAACCGTTTTGCGCTTTCCACGATATCGGCTCTACGACCAGACCAGACGATAGGCCAAGAATCATCGATGTGATTTTGCTTTGTGTGTTCTGGTCCGTGTGGATGCGGACGCCAGACGAAAGCGTGACGCCGCCGGTTTCACGCTGCCAGCGGTAATCCGCAAGAAACTGGGATGGGTCGCGCAGCCGCAGTGTTTCCAGCCATTCGCCCAAGGCAGTGGGATAGTTGCTGCGCAAAAGGTGCAGCCGGGTGTGTTGCACCAAAGGGCTGGTATAGGTTTCAAGGTAGGCCATGCCGGTTGAGAGCGTCCCGCCTTCTGGCAAGACCCCGCTTTCGATTTTATCGCTGTCATGCGCGATCCAGTACGTTTTTCGGTCTGCGGTCAGATCATGGGTCATGCGGGGGTGTCTCCGATAAGTGTCCAGGCGGCGCCTGCGATCAGCAGCGTTGCGGTTGAAAGCAAGCCGGTCCAGCTGGTGACGCTCCAGGGATCGGCACCAGTGCCGGTCGCCTGCGGGCTGTCGTCGGGGTCGTAGAGGGTCCAGTCGGGGCCGGTTTTGAGGAAATACCAGCCGTTGGCGTTGAGATAGACGCTGGTGGCGGCGTTAAAGGGATAGGCTCCGTTTGCTGCGGGCGTTGTGGCCCCCGCTACACTCAGACTGCGCGCCGTCGTGAGAAACGCGCGCCCGGCTACCGCGTTGGTAAATCGCGACCCCGGTTGATAGGCCGTGGTGTTGAAACGGCGTGCCTCGAAGATCGCTGCAACATTGAGCGGCCCACTGATGGTGGCGACACGGTTGGCCCAGCCGGTCAGCAGGCGCGAATAATTGGCCTCCGAGAAGGCGCGCTCGACATCAATCGCTTTGAAATCCGACAGATCAACGCCGAGTGCGCGCAGCGGCCACTGGGAAATATCCTGATCGAAGCTCTGGCGGCAGCCGCGAAACATGTCGCGCAGGGTGGTGACATTGGCGACGTTCCAGACCCCGATGGGCTGGTTGAAGCGGTGGTAGGGGTTGACGCTGTTGCTGTCGCCAGAGCGGAACATGGCGCGCATATTGGTCACGTTAGAGACATTCCAGGCCGCGATCGAGGGGTTGCCGCCGTTGTTGAAATTGGCCCGCTGCGAATTGCCCGCGCCGACCGCGCCAAACATCGCCTCCATGGTGATGACGTTCGAGACGTCCCAGCCACCGATGTCCTGATCGAAGAAGGCACGTTGAACATTGGTGCTGACGGAGGCGAACATGAAGGCCATGTCGGTAACGCCTGAGACGTCCCAGGTGCCGATTGGCTTGTTGAACAGTCCGCTGCGAAACATCCCGTTCATGGTGGTGACGGCCGCGACGTTCCAGGCACCGAGCGGCTGGTCGTAATCGCAATTGGCGAACATCTCGCTCATATCGGTGACGCTCGTGACGTCCCAGGCATTGAGGGAGCGGTTGAACCCGTGAAACCCCGACACGCCGAGGAACATGCCGGATGTGGTGATGACGTTGGCGATGTTCCAGGCGGAGATGTCCTGGTTGAAGCTGCGTGCCAGCGCGAACATGCGGTGCAGGTTGGTGGCAGCGGAGGTGTTCCACTGATTGAGCGGTTGGTTGAACGCATGGGTGTTCTGGCTGATGCCGGGATTGGCGAGATGGCCCATGAACCCTTCGAAGTTTTGCACAGTGGAGACATTCCAGCCATTCAGCGGCTGGTTGAAGGCTGCACCGATCTTGCCCGCATTGGCGCGCATTGTGCAGCCAAACATCAGGCGCATGTTGGTGATGCTGCTGACGTCCCAGCTGGCAATGGGCTGATTGAACAGCACACGCCCGTCGCGTCCGCCGTAGTAATCGCCGATGGTCTGGACGAACATCTCCTCCATTGAGGTGAGGCTCTCCCAATTACCAAGGGAGAACGGGCTATTCATCTGGCTGTCGGCGAAAGCCTGGAAGACATCTGTGACGCGCCCCACGTCCCAATTGGCGCAGTTTGGGCCGATGCCATTCGAGCGATAGAAGATCCTGCGCAGGTTGGTGATGTTGCGGGTATCCAGGTCGCGCAGATCAGCGGCGCAAACGCTCTCTTGGAACAGCTCCTCAAAGCTGGTGACGGTCTCGAGGATGTTCGGGGTGATATAATCCAGCGCTGTGGCGGTCTGTCGAAACGCGCCGCGCAGGGAGGTGAGCCCCATGGCAAAGCCGATGTTCTCGACGCGGATCAGCCCTACCTGATCGATGGGCTGGGTGGTGCCGTACCAGTCGAGACGACCGGTAATAGTGACAGTCACGCGCGGGCCCGGACCCTCGTCATAGGTATGCGGCTTGATTCCGGCGGTGGTGAAGCGCTCAGAGCTGCCGTCGCCCCAGTCGATGGTCACATCGAGGGGATTGTTGATCGTCCCACCTCCGAGCGGCACGAAGATCGTGCGCACGGTGGCCAGCGCCAGATCATAGGTCAGGATCAGGGAGGCTGCGCCGAGAAAGAAGCTGCGCGGGGACGACCAGGCGGAATAGATCATCGGGGCGGAGGCATTGAGCCGCCCGCCATAGCGGCTGCGCCAGAGATAGTTGGCAGCAGGCTCCAGCGGCGGGATCGGGACGGTAGTGATCGCTCCGCCGGTGTGGGTCACGGTGATCAGGGGGGCGTCGCCGCCGGGCGTGGCGTCGGGGGCATAGAACGCCGTCTGGGTCTCCCCGTAGCCATAGCCAAAGAGCGACGCGCTCTCGAAATCCGTCACGCGCACAGTGCCGGTGATGGCGTTCTCGCGGGTGATGGGCGTGGGGCGTGAGATCAGCTCGGGGAAGGTCTGCGCGTAAGGCACAGAGAAGTTCGATTGCGCCCCGCTGGTGCCGGTGTAGGCCGCGCGCCAGAGCACGCGGTCGCCGGGCCCAAAGCCGTCCTCGGGGAATTCCAGCTGATAGGTATTGCCAAAGCCTGACACGATGCGCGTCAGTGCGCCGTCAAAATCCGTCCCGTTGCTGGAAATCTCGAAGATGATGCCAGTCTGCTCAAGGCCCGCAGGCGAGCGAAACGTGGTCAGGCGCAGCTGGGTGCGCTCATCGACGCTGAAAGGCACCAGCGCCGAGGGGCGCAGGATCTCGTTGTCCTCGATGGGCACGATCCATTCAAGCCCGTTGGAATAATAGAACTGGCCGTTCTCGCCCACCACCGCCGCCCCGAAATACTGCGCCGCATCGAGCGGGATCGGGACAGGATAAATCAGGGACTGGCCGACAAAGCGGCCGCGGCCTGTGGCGTAGCGCAGGATGCTCATGTGATCACCGTAAAATCTTCGCGTTGGTTGAGGATGAAGGAGAAATGCGCCACAGCGGCTTCGCCAGCCTCGACCTTCATCTGGAAGCGCTCGCCGGTGCGCAGCACCTGGCGATCGAGCCCGATGGAGAGAACATCGCCCGCGGGGGCAAAGGCGCGGTCCAGCAGCAGCCAGGGTGTGTTGTTGAGCGCGAGGATCCGGATCGAGACGCGCACGGCGGCCTCGGCGGTGGGGGTGATCAGCACGCCGGTCATGATGGCGGCGGTGCCGATGCTGCGGGCGGGGTTCGGGCCCTCAGCGGGGATCAGATAGTCAGGCACGTCATAGATGGCCGCCCATTCGACGCCGACTTCTGCGCGGACCACCTCGAACAGATTGAGGGGTGGACGCGGTGTGGTGATGGTGACCATGGGTTTAAGCTCCGAGACCGATGATGAGAGGAAGGGCGATGTTTTGCACACCGCGCGAGAAGGCCTGGCCTTCGATGGCGTTGCGCTCGAAATCGACGCGCAGGTCTTCGCCGAGATAGGTATCTCCGACTTCAGTGGAGAAAGTGGCGTAGATCCGGCCGCCGCCGGACTTCAGCAGTGTGCTGGCGGGATCGGGAGCGCGGCCCGTGCCGCGCTGGCTGAAGGGCAGCGCGTTGTAATTAACGCCGGAGCCTGCGTAGCTGAACTGCTGGCCAGTGGCCTCGATCACGGAGGCAAAGCCCACACGGTAATCTTGCGGGCGCGTGATGACATCCGAGATCAGCCCGATCAGGGCGCTGATCATTGCTTGTGCCGCGTTAGTGCTGATCCGCGCGATCAGTTCCAAGCGAACCTGTTCCCAGGTGGCGAGAAACAGCGGCACGAGGGCCACCGAGAAGGCGTAATTGGCGTTCCAGTCAAAGAGCCCTTTGGCAAAGAACTGCGCGCCGCGATCCTGACCTGAACGCAGATCATTGATGAGACTGCGCAGAAGCGTGCGGGTGTCGCGCTCGGTGAAGGCCTTGTCGCGCGCTGAGAGGCCGTTGAAGCCTGTAAGCGTTGGATAGCGCGTGTTCATCAGGGCGGTGATGATGGCCTCGGTCTGGGTGGTGATCGTGTTGGCGGCAGCGGTGTGCGTGGCCAGCACGCCGGTTCCTGCCAACCCTTCGATTTGCACCGTGTTGCGAAACCCCGTCGCGGCGAGAGCATAGTCCCCAAAGGTGTTGTTGGAGTTGGCGACGGTGATTTGCCCGCCGTCATGGGCCCAGAGGCCGACGCGGGCCCAGTTGGTGAACACCGAGACCAGCTGGACAAAGGCATTGCGGGTGACGGCATAGCCGACGCCATTGGGATTGATCGCGGTAAAGCTGTCGACCACGACCGAGCGCAGCGGTGAGGATGGAGCGAGGACCGATCCGTCGGCCAGCAGGTTGCCACCGCCACGCGGCATCAGCGGATTGCCTGCGGCCTTGTCGACAGGCAGGGCCATCTGGTCTTGGGTGAAGCTGTGCAGCTGCGAGCAATCTGCAATGTAGGGTGAGCGGGTGAGGACCTCGCCGGGCTTGAAGACGAAAGACCAGCCTTTTTGCGGCGGGCCACCGGCCAGCGTATAGGGCTCATGGCGCAGATTTGCGAAGGTAAAGCCCCGGGCTTTGATGCCGTTGGACATCTGGAACATGTTGTTCACCTCCTGGCCCGGCGGCAGGCTCAGCTTGGTGACGCGCAGATCATAGCCGTAAAGGGCGCAGTTGGCGGGGATCACCGTATCGGGGGGCACGATGTATTCGCCGGGCTGCACGATCACCACGCAGGGCTGAGCAACTGCTGCAGCGCGCGCGAGCCCCTCGGTGATGCTGGCAAGGGGCGAGGTCAGCGAGTTGCCCTCATTGAGGTCCTTGCCGTCCATGGTGACATAGAAGGTGCGCGCCACGGGCACTGAGACGAAAGGCAACCGCTCAAGGCTGCAGACCTCGACGTCTGTTGCGTGCCCAAGGCCGAATGTGCGCACCCATGGGACGCCGTAGCGCGCGCCAATCGGGGCTATCACGCTGGCGGGACCCTCGGCTTCGGCCACGACTGAGGTGCGAACCTCGCGCCGCCCATCCACGACGCTGAAGTTGAGGATGGTGTTAATGGTGGTGGTTGAAAGGGCCGTCTTATCCGCAGCCAGCCAGTCGATGCCGCAGGAAATCGCGTCGTCGGACGGATCGGGGCTGTTCGTTGCCCGTCGAAACACAGCGCGAAACGCGTAGCGCTCCTCGGCCTCAATTGGCACCGGGGTCAGTGCTGTCACCTGCTGGCTGGCATCGAGCCGGATTACTTTGCCAAAGGTGTTCTGGGTGACAAGCCCACCGCCGAGATCATAAAGCTGGGGCGTATCGCCGGGGCGATGTTCAAGGGCGGTATAGGTCTGCATGAGCGGGGTCCTTAGCTGAGACGGATTTCCACAAGCGGGATTGAGGTGATGGATCCGAGGCGTTCGATATCGAGGGTGACGTCCATCAGATCGCTGTCGAAGCGGACGGGCACGTCGAACTGGTAGCCTGCAGTGATGGTCACGCCGGAATCCGGAGCGACCTCAAAGGTGACGATCCCGGTGACGGGGTCGCTCGACCAGCCGTTGAACTGCTCGGCACCGCTCAGCGCGACGCGGATTGTTCCGGCGACCGGCTTCTCGATGCGCCGCTGATAGACATGCGGCACCGTGCCGTAGGCTTTGGTCAGCGCGAAGGTCGTGGTGGTGCCGTCACCGATCCCGATGGGCTGATCCATCTCGGAGATGCGCTGCGAGGGGGCGCAGGATTTGTAATCGGCCCAATCCTTGAACCGGAAGCCATAAAGCCGCCCGAGGCGTGCCTCGAAGAAGGCAACCACCGCGTGCAGATCATCAGCACGCCGAACGCCGTAGGAAACGTCGTAGCGACGCCGGGACGCGGACCAAGAGGCGTTGCGCTCCTCGCGGCCTGAGGCCAGCTCCACGATCTGGGTGCGCCGCTGTGGACCGCCGCGCGCCCCGCGGCTGATGTTGTCGGGAAACTGCACTTCGTGAAACGCCATCACATGCCCCTCCGGCCCATGGAGACTGCGCGCGCCATATCGGCCGCGACCTGCGTGCGCGATTGGCGGAAGCTCTCTGCGTCCCGCGTCATGATGTTGACCGTGACCGCGCCGCCACCATTGCCACCGCCACCACCATTGCCGTCGCCATAAGCGCGGGACTCTTTGCGCGACAGCACGCGCTCACCGCGCTGCAGGATGGCTGGCACCTCGTCGGATTTGAGGCCAGCCCAGCCGCCGTTGTGCATGCGCGTTGCGTTGGCAAAGGCCATGGCCGGAACCATCCGCGATGGCGCAGGGCCGCCCACAATACCGCCCTGATGAAATACGCCTGCAAACATCCCGCCGAGATTGCCCAGAGCCCCGGAGAGCGCGTTGGCGATGGGTCCGAGGATGAATTTGCGCGCGCCCAGCTTGGCAAGGTCCGCGATCATTGAGGTGACCAGGCCTTTGAAGTCCAGCTTGCCGGTCTTGACAAAGTTCCCGATCGCGTCTTCCGCGCTTTGAAACGCGCTGACCAGCACGCTGCCCACGTCCGCGCCGACATCGCGCGCTTTGTCGGCATATTCACTGACCGCATTTACCACCGCCTGCCATCCGGTCGCTGCTGCTTCTGCACCCTTGGCTGCGTCCTCACCTGCCTTTTTTGCCGCCCCGCCAGCGCGTCCAGCCTGCTCTTCGGTTTCCTCCAATGCGTCGTTGAACCGATCCGCCGAGGTCGCAGCACTTTCGAGCGCCGCCGTGCCTTCATCGCCCGCGCCGGAAACCGCATCTTTCAGCGCCTGCCATGCCGTCATGGGCCGCGAGGCTACGTCCGATAGCATGCCTGCCGCCTCGGAATACCCAGATGCCCGGCCGCGCGCGTCGTCCGCCATGCCCCCGAAGAGATCAGGCGCTTGGAACGGATTGTCCGAGAACGCGCTGTCGTAGGCCGCCCTTGCGCGGTCCCCAAGATTGACGGCTTCGGGAACAACCGATTGCCACGCTGAAAGATCAGGTGCAGTGATGGCCCAATCGGGACGCCGACCGCCAAGGGTCAGTACGGTGTTGATCGCCTCCGTGATGCCCGCGATCCCGGTCTCCATCACCTCGACGAGCCCATTGATCGCAAGGGCTCCGACCCGGTCAAACACATCTGGCAACGCGCCCCAGATTGCCTGCACCGCAAGGAACGTGCCCTCAAAGGTATTGACAGTGCTGTTTGCCCAGCCCACCACGGCCTCTGTGGCTGCTTGCAGCCCGTCGTAAATACCAGCCTGCGCCGTGGCCCAACCAGACTCGACACGCGCCCAGGCGGCATCCGCGCTGAGCGACACCCGGTCCCAGACCTCGACTGCCACGTCTTTCAGCAGGTCCATGGCGTTGCCGAACCCACCGGCACCAGCGACAAGGCGGGTGAACTGATAGACCAGTTCGCCCGCGCCGACGATCAGCGCGCCGATGCCGGTCCGGAGCAACGCGGCCCGCAGGAAAACCAGACCGGTCACCAGTCCACTGACCGAGAAGGTCGCGGTCACAAGCCCTGCCACCCACCTGCCAGCCATCACGCCTGCAAAGGTCACAGCGTAGGTGGTCAGCCGCCCGATATTCTCAAACAGGCCCTTGATGGCCACCCCAAGTGGGCCGGTGGTGCGCGCCATGGCTGCCAGAGCATCAGCGACCGCCTCAAGCGCAGGCGCGGCGGCGACCGCCAGCTGGTTCGAGACGCCGCGCCAGATCAGGCCAAGGCGCGAGATTGCATCATTGGTCCGTTCGATCTGGTCGGCGTCCTGTTCGGAGACAACAATCCCAAAATCATTCACATCAGCGGTGGCCTGGCGCAGCGTGGCGGTGTCGATGCGCGTGAACACGAGGGCGGCGCGGTCGCCAAAGAGCTGCGAGGCGACAGCGGCGCGCTCGGCCTCCGGCACGAATTCTGCCAGCCGGTCCTGGATCAATGCGATGCGCTGATCGAGCGGCAGGCTTTGCAGCGCGCTGACAGACAGACCAAGGCGGTCAAGCGCATCGACGGCAGGGCCAGCACCTGCGGCTGCCTGACTTAAACGCCGTGTCAGTTGCACCGTGGCCTGCTCGACATTGCCCATGGAGACGCCCGAGAGGTCAGCGGCACGCTCCAGAACCTGCAGGCTTTCGACGGTTGTATCCAGCGACTGCGCCAATTTTGCTGTCTGATCGATGGTCTGCAGCCCCGAGCGGATCATGGCAGCGCCCGCAAGGACCACGGCCGCACCAGCCGCCGCTGCCGCGATCTTGGCCCGGCGTGTGAAGGCCGCGAGGCGTGCATTTGCAATATCGACCTCGCGCGACAGCCGACCGAGGCCACGGGCACCGGCGTCGCCAATGCCGGTCAGCTCGGCCTTGACCTGGCGTCCGCCCACGGCTGCGAGACGCACAAAGACGCGCTTATCGGACATCCTGCTCTCCAATCCGTTCGTTTACTTTTTTGACCATCACCGCCTCGATCTCGGGCAGCAGTTCCATCGCCACGAGGCCGTTAATGCCAAGTGCGCGCGCCATGGCGAGGGCCGCACCCATGTCCCAGCCGAGGATGATCTGCCGTGTCGCGCGCAGCTGGCCGCCCAAACGCCCGACGAGGTCCCAGATCTGCACACCCTCGAAAGTCTGGGGGCGGTTCACTTTTGCCGGGCAGTCTGGGCACGGGACTTTGCAGGCCTCGAGGGCTTCGCAAGCCTCGCAGTACCGATCGCCCCCGCTGTAGTGCCAGTCGGCAAGGGCGCGGAGACGTTTTTTTCCTGTTCCAACACCAGGGCCTTGGCGACATAACCTGTCTGGAACGCTTCAAAGATCGGATAGATGTCGAGCAAGGCGTCAACTCCCTCGGGCGTGAGGCCCAGCACCTCGCCGCCTGTGTCGCCTACACCCTCCCAGGCAATCACCGCCCGCCGCCCCAGCGCCTTGGCAAAGACCAGCGCGCGGTCCTCGTTGCTGGCATCTTCGGGCAGGGTCTCGACCGTGATATCGCCACGGGTGGACACCATCAGCGCTGTGGTCAGCGGCAGCAGCTGCACCCGCACCCCGGGCGACAGTTCAAGCCAGCGCGGCTTTTTTGACAGATCAAGTTTGAGCATGATCAATAGGCCTCCACATCGTTGACCAGGGTGATTGTGCACATCCGGCCCAAGGTGGCGTCCTTGGCCGCTTGCCAATCGAAGGTGGCCTGCACGCCCTGCGGTCCGCCGATCTCCACGCGCGGGCGCGGCAGATAGACCGAATGGGCTGTGACCGTGAGACTCTCACCTGTGGGCAGCAGGTAATAGAACTCCAGTTCACAATCGGCACCGTTGATTGCTTGATCCATCAGCGTATTGTCGGCAAAGCGCACCTCCATGCTGCCCGAAAGTGCTGCCAGTGACGGATCCGCGCCGTCGATCATGCCGTCGGCGCGGATCGTTTCGATGCGGTCGAGATTGTTGGCATAGGTGATCTGGGTGGAGACCACATTGCCCAGTGCCACCCCCTCGCGCTTGATGGCTCCGTTGAAATGGCCAAAGCGCTGCAGCGCGATCTCTGCTGGCGTGCCAACACCGGTAGCGGTTCCCAAGGTCTCACCTTGGGCGACCATGGACACCGAGGCCGTCAAAAGCCCCGAGCGCGTCATCTGCCACGACAGCTGATCCGCCACGCAGCCCGCATAGATCGCAAAGCGCGGGATCTCCGGCATGGCGATCTCGATCGAGAGGCTTGGCAGCGTCCAGTTGCCCGAGCGGAATTCGTGGCTGTACGGCGCCTCAGCGCCGGTGGTGATCGGATCTCCGAAGGTCGCCTTCAGCCAAAAGCCGAACGCACGCGCATCAATGGGAACCACCACGTTGCCATCAGCGGTCAGGGCGTCCTTGATCGGCGCAAGCGGATCCCGCCCGTAGCCCAGAAGTTCCGAGTTGAGCAGCGGTTGCTCTGCGCCAAGCGTCGCGCTGGCGAAGGGTATCTTGACGTAGCCAGTTGCAGGCGATGTGCCGTAGGCGGATTCGAACGCAATCGCCATCTGCGCCCGCGCCCCTTGAGCTCGTGCCATGGTGTTCTCCTCAAACTATGGGGTGGGTCAGGCCAGCGGGTCTGACGTTGAATAATGCAGAACGATCGGGATGATCGCGGCCTTCAGGCTGGCCGCACCCTCGACAGGTAAATCCACTGGCTGTGGCG